TACAGCCCTCAATGAGCGATCGAATCGAAACTTACATCTACGAAAGTCCCGACGGTGGCGACACTGTGTATCGGCGGCGTTTTGGTGATATACAACGTGAATTACACAGTATCAGTGATAAAAAACGCTCTCAGATAGATAGTTTAAGAAAAGACAAACTCTGGGGGGATATCCATCGTGCTGCCCAATCCGATACTATATTACAAGACATGCTGGATCGAGTAGAAATATATCATAGATTAAAGGATTCGCCTTAGGACCGTTGACCCTACGGTGAGTGGGCGGCTGCTGCCCCAGGCTCTGGATTCGCTACCCTTGGGCCGAGAGTGAGCTTTTCATATGTCAAAAATTAAACCCACAATTTTATATCATATCGAAGAACATAGCAACTTGACAGCATGTTTTTTGGAACCAATCTGGAAAGAATTTTTTGATATCTCCCCAATAGATCCACTAGGAAATTATGATCCCAAAACCTGCGTAATCTGGGTCAAGCATTTGAGAACCAATGACTGGCATCTATCTTGGGCCAGCAAAGGACACAAAATCATCATTGATCATTTTTGGGATAGTGCAACTAACCTTCAGCCCGATATAAACGGTAATATCTTGACTATGAGGATGCCTAATTGGTCATGGTACAATGAAAGTCTTTGGTATCAATCACTTGGCTATCAGAATTATCAAAGGCAGAACGAAAGGAAATATTGCTTCCTTATGCTTATGAGGAAAATCGCCAAGCACCGAGATATGATATGGGGAAAATATAATTCAGTGCTTTCCACTGGATTATGCAGTTATGTCACTCGAGGTGTGACAGTACCGGGCGATATTGATACTACAGATGTTAGACATCAAAGGTTTATCAACAGTCAGTGGTATAATTCCACACAATTTAGCATAGCAGTAGATTCCACTGTAGATCAACCTTACTTCGTATCAGAAAAAATTTTCCGACCCATGGCTTTCCAACATCCATTTGTTATTTGGGGTATTTGTGATTCTTTAACTTATTTAAAATCTCTTGGATTTGAAACATTCGATCATTTTATAGATGAATCTTATGACACCGAACCAGTACACATGCAACGACTAGAAAAAATAATCACTGTTGTCAAAGAATTAATTAAAGATTTCAAGGATGGTGATTTGTTTATTGATGGTATCAGTAGAGAAAAAATACGTCATAATTTCCATAGATTCTACCATCCCGATGTAAGGAAATGGTTCATACGAGATGCAGTCATGCCTATTTTAGAATTCATTGAATCATGAAAAAAATTTACATTTGCGGCGATAGTTTTTCATCGACTGACGCAGCAAGTCCAATTCTTCCCTGGACACAGCAATTATCAATTTTGCTAGGGGATCGGTTTGCAGTGGAAAATCTCAGTATCGTATGTGCCAGTAATTTTTTAATTAGATTGCAGGTTGAACGAGCCATACAGCATTCTGCAGATTTTATAATCATGTTATGTTCATCTAGCATCAGGGGACAAGGCAAAATCCAAAATCATGGTCAAGGTGAATTGTTGGACAGATTCTATCAAATTGGCGGTACAGACAACAATAACAAAGATCTAGCCTGCTTCAGTTTGCAAAGCATAGATGAAACCTGTGTTTTTTCTCCAAACCAAATGGATATATTGCTCTCGTATTACCAAGATATTCATTCTCTTGAGTTGGCTATTAAGGAAAATCAATTCATCATCGAAAGCAGCCTTTACCGCCTACGAGACAGCGGGATTCCTTTTATTTGGGATCAGGGAGGTTTTGAAAATCCAAACTATGGGGCAATAATGCATGAACATTATTTTTCAGAGTTTCAACAATGGAAAAGTGGGAAAAATATTTGGAATTTTATGACCCGATCCAAATCTCATAGACCTTACTTCCATATCACTGATCCCACTGCTCATAACGAATTGGCTCAATACTATTGCAAAAAAATAATAAATGCTTTAGAATTAAAACTACATAATTGAAAGGATTGCACATGGACAACCGGAATTTTTCAGCAGAACAGAAACTCAAACTCACCCAGATCATCAATGAAGGTATGCAGGTCATGCATGAAATCGAAACGCTCAACGGTGGACTGTCGGACACCATCAAGGCCGTGGCCGAAGAACTAGAGATCAAACCCAACATACTCAAAAAAGCCATCCGCATCGCACACAAGGCCGAGTTTGGCAAAGAACAACAGGATCATGAGTTGCTGGAAACAATCCTGACCACTGTGGGCAAAACTCTTTGACCATAGAAACAGTTTGGCGAGAACGATTGGGGAATTCAATACACACACTCAATCAATGGGTCAAGACAGCCAACCAAGAACTTCAAAAAAACACCAATGATTCTATCATAGTTGGCTTTTTTATTGACGCAGCCGATTTAGAGTATCTCAGAAAGATATCTTATCAATACAAAAGAGTCTATGTAATTTCTGAACACACGATCAACAACCAGTGGGACAACGTATCGATTTATAATTTACAAAATGATTTTTATGGTGTCTACTACATTCCAGAGATCGTAGACGGAGTGATCAAAAAAGATTTTAACTGTTTTTTAAATCGTACTGATGCAATCAGACAGTCTTGGTTTTACCTATTATACTCACGAGGATTGTTAGATCATGGCTTTGTGTCTTTTAACATGTATCAAAAACAAGGTCTTTGGTATCCTAGTGATGATCCTTTAGAAACATTTGACTATTACCATAAAGAATTTCTTTCTTCGTTTGATAATATCAAAGAAGAAATAAAGCAAATAGTTCCTTACAAAAATTTTATTGATAATGATAATCTTTGTAAGATAATATTGTCTACAAAATTTAGTATCATAATCGAAACATATTTTGAAAGGATTGATTGCAAAACATTTTCAGAAAAAACATGGCGAGCTGTACAACTTCCTAGGCCCTGGTTATTGTTTGCGGCAACCGGATGTGTGCAACGATTGAGAGATATGGGATTTGATGTGTTTGATGACTACGTTGATCATAGTTACGATCTACACGATACCTCAAAAACATGTGTCAGTCGGCAAGAAGATATTCTGAATGAAACTCAAAGATTATCTAAATTAGATATCACTCCGAGAATATTAGATGATTGGCAACAAAAAGCATTGCACAACAGAAACATAATGAAAATCTGGGCAAATTCATGGCATAGCAAGTGCAGGATACCATTTGATCAAATACTGAAACTGGAATCATGTACTTAAATTATCTTAAAATTTCCGCAAGGTTGTAGATTTTACTTTAAAAAAGAATTGAGAAATGTTCAAGATTTCAGGCAATGGACCCTATTGTGCAATATCATATGACGGTCTAACTTTTAAAGATTTAGAATTCTATCTTTCGTCCCAGGGAAAACCACTGAGTCGACTTAATCCAGATGATTTTTTGGCATCATGTGGAAATACTGATGTATTTTATATGAACTTGGTAACCCAATTTCCTTTAAGGAAAGAAATTTGCCAACACTTGGATCATCATCAGTTACGTAGATTTACTGTGCTTCCGGAACAGATATATATCACAGAAAACATCAAAGACGGGGTTTTTGTTTATCCTGGAACTATCATTTATCCGTCTGCAAAGATACAAAGTGATGTTATAATTCACGCCAATTCAGCGATAGCACATGGAGTGGAAATTGGGCAAGGTAGTTTTATCAGCGGACAAGTAACCGTATGTGGAAGCAGCCAAATTAGTAAGTATTGTTGGATAGGTGCAGGAACCATGATAGTAGACAAAGTATCGGTGGCCGAAGGAACCTCAACTGCAGCCAAATCATTGATCATCAATGATATCATCCAGGAAAATACGTATTACAAAAAACATATTAATTTTTAATCATGTGTTTGATATTTTATTAAATAACAATCACTTCGCCTACGTTACAGGCATGAATCACGGCTAGTGGGCCATAAGCCACCGGAGAAGAAATTTGTCATATATTGACGCCTTGTTTGATCGTGATCACGATCGCATACACATCGTGGGCCGCCGTGACGGTGTTCGCTACTACGAGGAACACCCTGCCAACTATGTTTTCTACTACGATGATGCTCGAGGCAAGTTCCGTAGTATCTATGGCACACCTGTTGCACGTTTTTCCACACGCAACTCCAAAGAATTCCGCAGAGAGATGGCCATCAACAAAGGCAAGAATCTCTACGAGGCCGACATCAATCCCATATTCCGTTGTCTGGAAGAAAACTACAAAGGTCAAGATGCACCACGGCTGAATACTGCGTTCTTTGACATCGAAGTAGACTTTGATCCTGAGCGTGGGTTTTCACGGCCCGAAGATCCATTCAACGCTGTCACGGCCATATCTGTGTACATGGACTGGTTGGATCAACTAGTCACTTTGGTAAAACCTCCCCGGCACATGAGCATGGCCACAGCAGAAGAGATCGCAGCGGAATTCCCCAACACCTTTGTGTTTGAACAAGAAGCAGAACTCTTGAGCACGTTCCTTAACATCATCCAGGATGCCGACGTGCTCAGTGGATGGAACTCCGAGGGCTATGACATACCCTACACCGTGATGCGTGTCACCCGCATACTCAGCAAGGATGACACACGCAAATTCTGTTTGTGGGATCAGTTGCCCAAGCAAAGGACCTTTGAAAGATTTGGTGCAGAGAATCTCACTTTCGATCTCGTGGGACGTGTGCATCTGGACTACATGCAACTGTATCGCAAATATACCTATGAAGAGCGGCACAGTTACAGTCTGGATGCCATCCTGGAGTACGAAGAACTGGGATCTAAGACCAAATTCGAAGGTACCCTGGATCAACTGTACAATCAAAACTTCAAGACATTCATAGAATACAACCGCCAGGATGTCAACGGTCTGGCACAGATCGATCGCAAACTGAGATTCCTGGATCTGGCCAATACCCTGGCACATGAAAACACTGTACTGTTGCCCACTACCATGGGTGCTGTGGCAGTAACAGAGCAGGCCATCATCAACGAGGCACATGAACGTGGCATGGTTGTGCCTTGCCGAAAAGAACGCCTCACTGACGAAGAAACACAGGCTGCAGGTGCCTACGTGGCCTATCCCAAGAAAGGCATGCATGACTGGGTGGGTTCCATTGACATCAACAGTCTGTATCCGTCATGCATCCGTGCCCTCAACATGGGGCAGGAAACCATCGTAGGACAACTGCGGTCCACCATGACTGATCGCTACATCTCTGATAAACAGCAGGGCGGTGCCAGTTTTGCTGCGGCCTGGGAAGGCCTGTTCGGCACCTTGGAATACACCGCTGTGATGGAACAGCAACGCGGCACAGAGATCACCGTGGACTGGCAGGACGGTGCGGAAACAGTACATTCTGCAGCGGAAGTATGGCGGATGATCTTTGATTCAAATCAGCCTTGGATGCTGAGTGCCAATGGCACCATCATCACCTATGAAACAGAAGCAGTGATTCCGGGCTTGCTCAAACGCTGGTATGCTGAACGCAAAGAGATGCAGGCCAAGTTGAAAGAGTGCGACAACAAGGAAGATGAAGAGTACTGGGACAAACGCCAGTTGGTGAAAAAGATTAACTTGAACAGTCTGTATGGTGCCATCTTGAATCCTGGCTGCAGATTCTTTGACAAACGCATCGGGCAGAGCACCACGCTCACAGGTCGAGCCATCGCAAGACACATGGATGCCTATGTGAACGAATGCATCACGGGCGAGTATGATCATACCGGAGCAGCCATCATCTACGGTGATACAGACTCGTGCTATTTCACTGCATGGCCTGCAGTACGCGATGATGTAGAAGCCGGTCGTATGGAGTGGTCAAAAGAAACAGCCGTGGCTCTGTATGATTCGATCGCTGACCAGGTAAATGAGTCATTCCCTGCTTTCATGGAGCAGGCTTTTCACTGTCCCAGAGACATGGGATCAGTGATCCGTGGCGGCAGAGAACTGGTGGCAAGTCGCGGTTTGTTCATCACAAAGAAACGCTATGCTGTCATGTACTACGACAAAGAAGGCAAACGATACGATGTCAATGGCAAGCCGGGCAAGGTCAAGGCCATGGGTCTGGATCTGAAAAGGTCAGACACTCCACGAGTGATCCAGGACTTTCTCAGCGAACTGTTAAGCGATGTGTTGCAGGGCGGTGACCGCG